TCCCCATTGTTTGAGAAGTCCGCAGGCGGAAACCCGGACGAAAAATTCGCTTCGGGCCGGATAGGTCCGGCGCGCCTCTAGCATCGCCACGGCGTGCCAGATATTGTTGATCCGGGCGCGGCGCGCATTATTGTATCGATGGAGCATGGCATAGCCTTTTTGCCGGCTACGCCAGACTTTGCCGGGCTGTGTTTGGTGATTTGGAGAGAGAAGGGCGCCGGCGATTGACAGGCGCCCTCACGGCTTTTAGAACGGCGTTTTGCGTGATGCGCGGCCCGTGTCCTTCGCGGCGCCGTTCTGAGCGGCGATGCGAGCCTCCGTGGCCGCGTTCATGGCCTGCTCAGCCAGATTATCGCTCTCGTTGCGATAGCTGCTCGCGGGCTTCTTCGCTGGCGCTGGCGCAGCCTTGGCGGCTGCCGTGTATGGCCTGCATTTGGCTAACTCGTTTTTGTCGGGGTAATGACCGCCGCGAGTGTCAGGCTTGCCCTTGACAATGGACAGCGTGCCAAGGAAAGGGCGCCCGTGAAGCTCTTCTGTGTCATTGCAGACCTCAAGACCGGCCGCAGTGACGATGCGATCAAAGAGGCGCCGCCCTACCACTTCCTTGCCTTCGTCGGGGTGCTGGATGCAATAAGACAAAAACACAATTGAATTGGCGCTTGGCCCTTCGATGATTTGAGCCTGAAGCTTGGCGATATGAAGCTCGCCATTGTCGGAAGGATCGATTTCCGATCTCACGATTTGCATTACATATTCGCCGGGCGGAACCGGTGCACGAGGTACATCTTCGCCGTATTCGCCTTTGATATGAGTATAGCCAAGTTTTGCCATTTCATTCCTCGATGTGTTTGCTGTTGCCGTTGGGGAAATACTGACGCAACGCACTATAGCCTTCATTCTCTTGATACATAATCTTCGCCGGCATCTTGTAACGATTTTTGGCGTTAAGGGCGGGCGACCCTTCACAGTTTATCCAGCGGAGTTTGCTGCCGCTAGACTTGACCTTTTGTGTTGTTTTGTCTTTTGTGACAGAATCGTCAAAGTTGAGCATAAGAATAGCGTCAACGCTATCCTCCACTATTGCATGAGCGCGCTTGTGAAGTCTTATGTCCCAGCGCGGAAACTCAGCCCCGGCAGGATTAGGCCAATTCACGATTGCGGAATGACCTATCAAGACCACGCTCATCTTGATTTCGGTGTTGAGATAGTCCAGGGCGGCAAAAAACTTCTGCCAGACCTTATCAACCTCGACATATCCCTTGCCGTAGCCGGGCGCCTCGATGCTCTCCCAATGCTCCCGGCGCTCGTGGTGCCCTTCGGCGTCATGGAAAGCGCAGACGTGATCCCAGATAAGCGGCTCGAGCTTGTCCAGGCTGTCGAGAACAACGGTTTGGTAATCGTGGCCGGCGTCAGCCAGGGACCGCAGGCTTTCGAGAACCGCGGTCCAACTCTCGATGTGGCCGAAGCTGTCGAACTCAAGCCCGGCAACGTTGCCGCGCTCTGTCTGAATAAATACCGGCGTGGGAAACTCGCTGGCCAGTGTGCTTTTGCCAGCGCCCGGCGGTCCATAGATCACGAGCCGGGGCGGCTCGGTCGCGGTGACCCTTTTGATATCGTGCAGTGAGGGCATTAAACTGCCTCACATTCTTGCTTTTCCGCGCCGTACACATCGCCATTTTCGAGCGTGCATTCGCCGTGTTCTGTTTTCCAAGACCACGAAAGCGTCACGTTGCCGTAAAGCTCAATAATCGCCCCGGCCCACAGCTTGGCGCCCTCGGCCCACAGCTTGCCGCCCTCGGCCCGCAGCTTGCCGCCCTCGGTACACAGCTTGTCGCCCTCGGCACACAGCTTGCCGCCCTCGGCCCGCAGCTTGTCGCCCTCGGCACACAGCTTGTCGCCCTCGGCCCGCAGCTTATTGCCCTCGGCCCGCAGCTTGTAGCCCTCGACCCGCAGCTTGCCGCCCTCGGCCCGCAGCTTGATCCGCCGCGACCACGCTTCACTCAATGCCAATTTCGTCATTTTTGAACCTTTCCGCTTGGTGATTCGCCGCCTTTTTTTGAAAAGTCAGCGAAAAGTTAATTTCAACGCATCGGTTAACGCTCTGAACTCAAACGAAAAGTCAGAAAGCTCTTTTCAAGGCCCCAAAAAGTGCTATTCGATGGGCGCGCGGAAAGGCTTCCCTGCCAATTAGGAAGGGTCTGGTTTAGGCCAAATCTGACTTAATTCTGCGGTCTAAAATCCCAGCCGGACTGCAATCCGGTTGGGATATTGGGGCTTACTCGATAGACGCTGACGGAGAAAAAAAATTAGGCTGCGAGCAGTTTCTCAACCAATAATCAGTTCCTTCTATGCCGCCATCCGGGCAGGTGTGGTTTGAGTATAGAGCCGCACCTTCTCACTGAGATAGCCCATCGCCTTGAGCCTAAGCCCAAGCTGCACAGGCGTAATCACGCGACAACCTTTTAGAGCGCAGAACTCTGAAAGTTCCGCGTTGAATTCTTCAGCCGTGAACGGTATGCCGTCGAATAGTTCGACTATCTCCGCGACAGGATCGAAATCCTGAATTCCCTTATGGCGAACCTTTCCGGCAACCGATTTCTTTTGCATGGCTTCCCTGCCTTACTTTTGGCGCCCTGATGACGCCCCGGCTTTCCAGAATGGCGATTGCCTCCAGAAAACCCCTGCACACCACCACGTCCTGACCGGCTGCAACCAGTGAGGCATGGAACTCTTTCTGAGCCTTCGACAGCGAACCACCAACGGCCTTCAGCTCGATAAAAAAGCAGCGCTCGCCAAACGGAGCGCAGAATAGATCGGGAGCGCCGGGCGTGACGCCCTCATCCTTCATGAGCCGCCCCGTCACAGCATCTCGCGCTCCGCCGTTGGGGATCGCGAACATAACCGCCCCAGGCACTCTGCGGGCCTTATAGGCCCGGAAGAGCGCGGCCTGGATTTGATGCTCGTTCAAAAGATCATAACCGGGGACCTGGATTGCCACGTCACATGCTTTCGGCGCCCGTGGCTGCTTTCGCATATCCAGGCTGTGACCGTTCCCCGGCGCAACGGCTGGAGTTGGCGCCAAATGCCTAGCCATGGGCCTTTCTCCGTTCGACAAGAGCGCCGGTCAGCATTTCCCATGGCAAATCGATATTTCGCTGCGCAGCAAGCTCCCGTAGGCCGTTGTAATGCCTGCCAGGAACATAACCGCCAAGGCCGCCATTGTGAGCTTTTGGCAGCTGCCACCTGTAAACTGACGAATAGCTTAAACCCAAAAACTCTGCGATAACCGCAGCGCCGCTCTCTGTTGGTGTCGAAAAGAGAGCGATTACCGCCGCCGCTGGATCGAGTTTTTGGATGTCGTTGCTTTTCATGTACTTAGGGATAATGCGATAATCGCATGAAGTCAATAGACCAAAGCGCGAAAATCGCTATAGGAATCAAAAAGAAAATGCGCCAAAGCGAGCGCATGTCATCGGAATACAATCTCGCCCTGATTAAGTGGGTGCAGGCGCACATGCAAAAGCGCCGCATGAGCAAGATCGCGCTCGCCCGCTACTTGGGTTTTGAAAAGTCGGACAAGGTGAGTAAGGCGCTAAAAAGTGTCAGGGAGTTCCGATCCGAGGAAGTCAAGAAGATGGAAGAGCTATTCAGCGAGCGATTCAGATTTGCGGGAAATACCCATGAACGAAACGGTAACCTTAGCAATTCGCTTGATTTACTCAATAAACCACTCAAAATTGCGGAATTAGGCGAGACTATATCAGCCGTTCTTTGGGGGGAAAAATTGAAAAAAAGTGCCTTAGCCATTGAAATAGCAGGCAATCCCTTTGATCGCTGGGCTGGGAAACGCCAAGAGGCTTGGCTGATGAAGGACAACTCTGGCGAGCCGTTTGCCCCAAAAGGAGCATTCGTCATCGTCGTGGACTATGAGCAGAGCCGGGATCACCTAACAGAAAATGACATGGTGATAATTAAAAAATACCATCCCCTTCATTTCTCCCGTGGCGACCTCATAAAATACGAAAACCTCATTATGGTTGTAGGCAAAGACGAGCATGGTTTCGTTTTCCGGCCAATCGATCCGGCCTCTTCCCTTAAAGAGATTTCCTACAATTCAAATGACAAATCAATTGTAATCGAGAGGCTTGTTATCGGTTGCGCCAACTATATTGAATAGTCTGAGAAAAAATTCCCGGTCATGCGATTATCGCATTGACAGGTTTGCGATTATCGCATTATAAGGCATTCCCATGCGGCGCGGATATGCGGCGCGACGCGAATGGGGGCAGGTAGTAGGGAGTGGCGCACGCAACACGTCACTCCCTATTGATTCTAGCCTCCCCAAGGGGAAGCCAATGCAACTAAACAATTCCATGGAAATCGCCGTCTATTGCGCCGGGCGCGACGACGCCAAGGCCGGGCGCACGCTCGACGCCGAGGCGATGGCGGATCGCCTGCTTGAGATATTCGCGCAGGGCTACCGGGATGCCAAGGCATGGCAAGTGCGGCGCCAGGTGTCCACTGAACAGCTCGCCTCGCAAGTGATCGAGTGGGCGTCATGAGCGAGCGGGCGAGAAAGGCAGTTTTTAACGGCGTAGGCTTCGATGCTCAAGCCGTGACCCTTCGCGACTACTTCGCTGCCCGCGCGATGGCTCTTGTGGCTGTCAACGGCGTCCGAAACAAGGATGACGCGGCTGTTATGGCCGAGCGGGCCTATATGGTTGCGGATGCCATGCTTCGCGCTCGCGAGGTCCGAGCATGAGGCAGGGCAAAGGCTGCGGTGCTAAAGGCAAAACGCCTTACAAATATTCGGACCTCCATCAGATTTGGCGCGGTGCCGTGAAGCGCGGCGATGATCGCGCCGCGCAGGATGCCGCGCGTAAGCACCTTAATCGCTTCGTGCGATATGCCGATTTGGAAAACGTAGAGATTGCGGCATGACCACCCAAGAGCAAATTCTTCGCGAGCAGATCGCATTCAGCCGCGCCGATATAGAACGGCTCAAGGCTGATTTTCTAAAAGCTGTGGCGCCCTTTGTCGCGTTCGGGGCTACGATCCAGCGCCTTCCAGAACAGCCGGCCAGCGCCGTTGTAGCGCATCGTCATAACGTGGCGCTGGAAGTCCAGCATTTCAGGGATTTGATTGCGCTGGTCGAGAGGCTGAAACGATGAACGGACAAGTCACAACGGCAAAGATAACAGATCGCAAGATAAAAATGCTCATAGCAATGGCATCGAACGGCGAGCGGGCAATTGATATAGGTTTAACGCTTGGGGTCTCTGCGGCGACTGTCTCTAAATGGGCGAAGCGCGAAGGCGTTAAAATCGACCGGGGAAGCTCCAGGAAATAGCCATGGACTGCGCCCCCAGACGATAAATCCGATGAAGGACATAAAGACGGGAGAGAGGGATGTCAAAAGATACGATAGCAGGGGTGATGTCTGGAGACTGGCCGCAGGATCGCATTGACGCGGAGATGCTTAATTATGAAGACGGTGATCCGGCAGATGAATGCGGCGGTTGGATTAATGGACGGTTTTCTTGGCACGACTGCCAATTAGCGGGCACTGAGTTTTGCGATTGGGATTGTCCTTTTGCAAAGCCATTTCAGCGCCTCAGAATCGCCGCCCTCAAACCTAAAGGGGAGACATCATGACCCGCAAGAGCTTAGGCCAGATCGCTTATAAGAATTACAACGCCAGAAAAGGCAATGCTGGCGTATGGCCGATCATGGGTGGCTATGCTGTGACTGAAATGGAGGCATGGCAAGCCGCCGCCGACGCCGTCGCCGCAGTAGTAAGGGCGGAGACGATAGAGGAATGCGCACTTGCTGCCGGACAAGCGGCCTGGAAGCATGAGGGCGACGACGCCTACTCGCGTGGCAAGGATGACGGAGCAGTTCACCAAGTTCAAGAGTGCGTCAAAGCTATCCGCGCTCTCGACAAGGAAGGCACAGAGCCGTGAGCAATGCCCGCCAACCCGTGATCCATGACCTGAACTGCGAGAGCGAATTTTTCGACTCTCTGCCGCCTGACGGTCCAAAGACATTCGAGATCAGGATCGATGATCGCAACTATATCGTTGGCGACATTCTCCGGCTCACGCGATCCATGCGGGGATCGTTCGGGGCACCTCCAAAGCATATCAAGCGCGTTCGCGTCACCTACATCTTGAGGGAATTCAAGGGCCTCCAGCCGGGCTATTGCGTCATGGCTGTTGTGCCGGATGGGAGCGAGGAATGAGCACTGAGCAGATTCTGGCGGAACGAGGAAAGACGCATGGCGTCTTCAGAACTCACGCCAACATAAGCCAAAGCCTGAAAGAGATTATGCGCTCAATGCCTGGATGGGAGCGATTAACCCATAGCCAGCGCGAAGCCCTGGATATGATCCAACATAAAATTGGTCGCATCCTAAACGGAAATCCGAACCACGCAGATCATTGGGACGATATCGCCGGATACTCGACTTTGGTTTCAAAAGAGCTTGCGCCAGCGGACGCCGCCCAATGATCGATCCTGAGCAATACAGCCTGAGTTGCGCCGCGCTGGCCAACGAGTACAAGCGCAGCCCTGAATTTTTTAGGCGCATGGCCCGCGAGGGGAAAATTCCGCATGTCCGGCTCGGCAACGGTCAAAAGCCTGAGTACAAGTTTTCGAGAGAAGAAGTCAACGAATGGTGGAAATCATTCACAATTAAGGTTGCCCGGAAATGTCAGGAAAAAGACCCTTCTTCCTCTTCAAACAAAACGGGGCGTATTGGGCGCGGAAAAGGCGAAAAGGTCATCCCGACAAGTATCTTGACTGTGAAACAAGCCTTAAAGGACTTGCGGCGGAACGCGCGCAAGCCTGGGTAGAGGGCTTAATAGCCGATAGCTTCGGGGAGAAGCCGCGCAAGACGTTTGCCGAAGCTGCCGAAAAAATGATCTTGGAGCATATACCCCATAGAAAATATAAAACTCAAATTAGATATAGCTCAGTTTTAGATGTTATGACTGACGAATTCGACGATAAACGGCTCGATCAAATCGACACAGCCGCAATATATGAATATGAAAAAAGAAGACGCAAATCCGTCTCCCCGGCGACCATTGGATTTGAATTAAGGGTGCTTAGCGTGCTCTATGGCCTTTGTGATGCTTGGGGCTGGCACGATAAGAATCCGGTCCAGAGTTACAAGCGGCGCGCCAAGGTCGCACGGCGCGACATTTCATCGAGGAACGAGAGAAACCGTTATCTCACTCACGACGAAGAGCGCGCGCTATTGCTCGCGGCGCCGGAAGCATGGAAGTGGAGGATTGTCTTTGCTATCGAGACCGGCCTGCGCAAGGAAGAGCAATTCGGTCTCCCATGGTCTCAAGTCGATCTAAAGGCTAAACACCTTCGGATAACTGCCGAGATGGCCAAGAATGGTAAAGAGCGCTTCGTGCCGCTCACTGCCAGGGCTATACAGGCCGCGACACAAATGCGCGTCAAGGGCAGCGAGTGGGTTTGCCCGCGCCCCGATGGGGAGCGCTTCGCCTGGAATAGTCCGAACATATGGAGAGGGCTGCAGGCGATTGCCGAGACCGCCAACATAAATAACCTCAATTGGCATGACCTTCGCCGTACATGCGGGTGCCGGCTTTTGCAAGACAGGGAGCTTTCCATGGAAGCTGTTCAGCGGTGGCTTGGCCACGCTTCGATCACGACAACGGAGCGCGTCTACGCCTTCCTCAAGGTGGATAATCTGAAGAGGATGATTGAGCGCACCGAAAAATTGGCTTTGTCAAACAAAGACGAAGGTTATAGATAGGGGTGACGGCGTAAGCGAATACCAGGGGAAAACCTAATGTTTCCAGGGGTTAGCTAGAATTGGCAAGCGTATCGAGGGTTCGAATCCCTCCCTCTCCGCCAAGCCCCAAAAATCGCTAAATCGCTGAAAATAATCGTTTTTCACTTTTAAGGGTTAAAAAACTTTCAGGGGAAAAACGCAGAACACACACAGAACGCGAAGGCTTGGGGTTATAGCAGGGGGTTATAGAATGGGCAACGCAGAACATTGTAACTATCTGACGCGCAGAGAAAAAACTTATCGCCGCAAGCCCAAAAATGGCACACGCGGTTCACGAAAGGTTCTAAAGATGACGGAAGAAGAGCAACGCAAAATCTCGGCGGATGTCTACGCTCACGTGACTAGCATTTATGTGACGATCCCTGTTTCAGAGATCGAGGCCATGAAGGCTCGCATCGCCGAATTTGATGAGCTATTACAGGCAATGCTTGATAACGGAGTTGCTGGCTTGTGGCATGAACGTATGCGCGCCACACTTAAGTCCGCGCCTTCCGAACCGAAACCGCCCGCTTGATATCCCGGATATCGCCCTTAATGTCGCCGATATCCTTCTCGATCCCGCCAATACGATCATCGGTCCCGGTGAGATAGCGGCCAACCGCTGTTCCGGCGCCGAAGATCGCGACACAGAGTACAAGGGCACTCATGAACGGGATAACCGTCTTGGTGATGTCGTGTGAAGGCTTTTCAGGGCGCGCGGGCGCAGCGCTGGATATTTTGTGCTCGCCGCCTTGGCCATTGCCACCAGACATAAAACGCCCCGTTCTGCGGTCTCGCTCGACCTGTTGAGTGCTCATTGCACTATGTCCTTCACATTCAGAGTTTTGAGAACTTCCTTGGTCACATCATTGGAGCCGCGCAGGCGCCGCCAGATGTTCCCGACCATGGCGATTGTGCCAAGCAGCCCCGCCGCGCTCTCTGGCGTAATTTGAACGCCACTCTTGGCCGCTAGCCACGCCAGGATCGCCGCAACCCCAGCCTGGATGGCGATTTCGGAAACGTCCACCGTGACGCCGTGAGGGCTGAGCGTGATGACGACATTCTTGCTGGCGTCGTCGGCGACCGCCGATGATTGCTCCTTGTCGCGGTCCTTTACGTCCATCGCCTGTGGTTCTGCGTCTGTCATGATTAAAGCCCCGGAATTGGAACCAGGCCCATAAGCTGGCCAGTAGCTATGCCCGTGATAAGTTGGAGGACACTCACTTTGACCGCGTTCGCCATCGGAGCACACGCCACGCTCAGCTTACTGGTGGGCTGCAAGGCGTTGGCGAAGTCTGAAAGGTTTTGGAAATCGGTGATAAGGTGGATCGTGGGAAGCGGTGTCGCGGGAGTGGCCTGCTTCTTCTTGATGATATCGATCAGCGCCGTCCAGCATTGATGATTGATGTCATTCCCCTGCGCGACCGCGATGGCGTCGGCGTTCAAGAGGTCCGCGAGCACGATCTTGTCCAGGGCATTCAAGGCGCGCGCCGGGCTGGCCGCGATGGTCCCCGGTTTTTGCTGAGCAATGGCGCCAGACATGAGGATGAGCGCGGCTGTTGCGGCCAGGATTACCTTAATCATAGCTGTGTCCCCGTGGCGACGCCCTTTAGGCCGTCAACGTAATATTGAATTCGATGTGGCGCGACCGGCCCCCATAGATCGTTCCATGAGGGATCGGACGTGAAGCCGATTTGCTTGGAAGGGTGAACGTAAGGCATGTTGGAGAGTTTGAACGGAACAGCCGTAACCGGATCGCCAACAATGCCCGCCTCGTTCCGGTAAGCCCGCGCCGGAACGCTTGCGATATAGTCCGCAAACTTCTGAAAGCCGGGCCGTGGCTCGCCAAAGACGACACGGGCGAGCGGAGGCGTTCCGGCCTGGATAAGGTAGCCCACGGCGTTGTCCGCACGCATGGCGCCAAGAGAATGGCCAGCCACAATAAAACGAGGCCCAAAGACATTGTTAAGCCGCTTGATCGCGACGGCCACGCCCTGATGGCCGCCCCAGTGGACCGGGCCGAAGGCCGGATCGTCCAGGGGCGTCTCGGCAACAGCCTCAAGATCGCGAATGCAATCCTGAATGTTTTCGGTCCCTGGAAAAATCAGGACGCTGATGCCGTTCACTTCCTTGACCATGAGTTTGACGCCCGTGCCGGCGCCATCGTCCACATAATCCCAAGTCACGGGATCGTCGCCAGGATAAGCATAAGCCCCTTGGCAAAGCTCGGCTATGTCGCGGTCAAGGATAAGGGAGGAAGGCTGCGGAGCCGCCGTGAACAAGGCCAACGGTTTCGGTGCAATCGCCTTCGAGATTTCGTCGGGCACGGGCTGAGGGACCGGAATCTCGTCTTCTGGCCAGCCGGGCAAGCCTAGCGAGGGATCGAGGGCCACAATCGCGCGCATGAGCGGGATAACGCCAATCTGGCTATCCATGGCCGTCGCGTCGAAGTGGCCGTCCGAGATGTATTTGCCGCCCGTATAGACATTCGATCCGGCCCATAGGTAAGCCGAATGGACGCCGTGCATCCTGTAGCCCCAACCGTTCCACGCCTCGGCATGATAGGCCACAAGCGCCCAAGTCCAATCGGAGATGCCGCAAAGATGCTCAAAGGTTAGGGCATCAACGGCGCCAGCATCCCACGAGCTAAACGGCCCCCGGCCCTGCGGAACAAGGCGAGTGACGCGGTTTAGAGGCTCGCCGTTGCCAAGATAACAGTCAAAGCGTCCACCGTCCTCGCGCTCGTTGAGCGCCATCAGAAGAACAATGGGAACGCCTGTTTTTCGCGAGACAGCAACATAGCGGTCTTTTGACTTGAGGACCCGGACAGCATCAGCCTGAATGGCAGCAAATTGGGTTATTTTCATTAGCCCAAAAAGCTTTTCATATTCCGGCTGAAGTTGATCGAACCCGTAATTCATCGAAGCCCCGCGTGATTACTTGACGGATAGCATCGATTGCATGACCTGTCCAGCCTAACAACTTGAGGTCATTGTAGCTTTTCAAAAGTTGACAGGAGGACGTAATTTTGCTTTTAGTTTAACTACAACTTTAGCGAGAATCACAATGAAACGGCTACTTGCGATTTTGTCCTTGACCGCGCTCGCGATGCCAGCGCTTGCCGAGTGTTCAACCGGGCAAGCCTTGAGCACCTTTGGGCACAATGTGAACAGCGGCGGTCTGCTTGGCGCGCTTGGCGATACCATGGCCGCGTGCGACGGCAAGCGCCGCCCGCTCTGGCTGATCGGGATGCCATCGGCCAACGGCTGGGCATACTGCCGCCAGGTCGCACTCAGCCACGACATGAGATATGCCGAGCAGTACAGCGATTGCCTGTATTGGTTCGGCCACTCTATCGAGGCACCCTAAACCGCATTAACGCTGTCAACCCAGCCCTCAACCGTAAAAGCCGCAGTGCCACCCGTAGCTGTCGTGATCGTTGTACCGCCTGAATTGGCTATATTTGACATAGTTACGGGGCTACCCGTTGTGGAGTCAATAACTTGGCCAACATTGAGTCCGTTCGAGTCTGTTATGTTGGCGTAAGTGTTGGACGATGTTGTGGAAACAGTCATATAAAAACTTTCATAAGTTGACGGAACGTAGGTTGCGATAGTCACCGTTCCCGTTCCTGTCGCCGGCGGTGAAGACGTAAACGAAAGCCGCTTACCTTTCTGATAAGTGCGCCGCAGATTAGAGCTTCCATCCGTCTGCATCGCCCCCACGCGCATGTAATGCGTGTATCCGCTCGGAAGCGTTGGAGCCGTCGAGGAAAGTGAAGCCAGTCCCGCAACCGTATTCGTGGCGGGATTATAAATTATATAAATAAAGTAGAAGGTAGAAGCCGCAACCGTGCCCGTGTCGAGGGCATTCGCGCCGGTCGTTCCCAGGTTGATGACAAGGGACTGCGAGCCGATGTTAAATGCCGCACCGGCGATGCCGCCAACCGTCAGGATCGCCGATGTGCAACTGACATCGATCTTCGAGTTCGGCGTCGTTCCGTCATTCTTGACCACAAGCCCCTGGACAGCGGGCATCGACATCGTAAGCGGGATTGCCGCCCGGACATATTCCAGCACTTGCCAGTTTCCAGAGCCAAGATATTGCGCAAGGCAATAATCACCGGCTTGTGTCTGGATATTCGCCGCGCCCGGCAGAATAAGAGACGTGGCATTGTAGGTGAGAAGCAGGGAAGCCGCGAAGGTCACAAGATAGACCGGCGCCGCCGAGTTCGCACTCGATCCGAAGGACGTGATCGTGGTTGTTCCCGTGATCGAGATGTTATGGCTGTAGATCGTGCCAAGGTCTGTGGTTGACGCGCTGGCCAGGGTTGCTTGAGGTCCGAAGCCCGGTCTCGGCGAGGGATCGATAAGTTCGAATTGCGTTCCGTCGTAGACGCAAATGGCATATTGGCTCGAGGTCACTTCGCCGCCGATGCAGGCAATCGGGCCGTTGGCCGTCTGGATATAGACGTTCTTCGCCGAGCCGCCATTCACAGCGAGCGTGAGCGCCCCCGTATTCGCATAGCCAGGCAGCCAGATCACGCCAGAGCCAGCCGTAAGCGAGAAGCCGGGCGCCGTGACGGTCTGAGCATTTGCCGTGCCAGCGGCCTGCGCCGAGCCTATGGCGATAGGCGGGACGAAGACATTGTGAACGATCCAGGCTGGAATGCTGGCTTCATAGACCGCTGTGTAAATCCCGTTGATCTGAAAATATCCGGCCGGGAGCGCGGTTGTTCCGTTCATGTAGAGCGGCGCGGCGGTCTGGCTATCGACTGAAAGCGTGGCGCCCGCGCCGTTTGCTACGTTCGGCTGGAAAGTGATCTTGAAGCCGTTCACGTTCGCGGGCGAGGAAGCGGCGCCAAGATTTTGATTGCTGGTTAGCGTATAAGCTGTCGATGTTCCGCCCGTTACCAGCAAGCCGCCGTCATCGTCGCGCTTCTTGGCTAACGCGGCCATCATCGCGCGGGCGCTGTCGTTTACCGTCGAGGGCGCTTGGCCTTCCTGCCAATTCACGGTCGGGTCTGACGTTTGATTTGTGAGGGCCGTCTGGCTCCAGAGATATTCGGTCACAGTCTTCTCCTATGCCAAAAGGCCAAGCTTGGGAATTTGCGCCAGTTGAGCGAGGGCCGCCAGATTGACCGGCGCCTTTTGCGGCTGAGATTGCGGCGCCATGGAAAACGGTTGCTGCTGCTGTTGCGGAGGATCAGCCAGCGCGGCCAGCGCCGGGTTGGACTGGGCGCCCCCCGACACATTGACGCTTCCGAGCGGCGTTCCGATAGTCACGCCCGGCGATGGCTGACCATTCTGGCCGGGCGTCTGGCCTATCGAGAAATCGCCAAGCGGCGTTGACATACTCAAGGGCTGCGAGGCAGCCGTTTGATTCCCGAACGTGTCGGCGGTTTGTGGCGCCCAAGATGATTGCGGCGCCGCGCCAAACTGGTTTTGAATACCCAGCAAGCCTAATAGGCCGGTCTGCTGAGGCTGGGAAAGGTCGGCAGCCATGCGGCCTCCTGATTGCTTGTTGACTGTGTTGTCAGCCCATTGCGCCAGTTGCGCGCCGGTCATGCCCCTAATTTGCGGATTGGCGTCAACCGCCGCTTGGCCGAGAATTTTCTCAACCGGGGCGTCTGGATTTGAGAGAGCCGCGACGGCACCGCCCGGCCCGGCGAAGTGAGCAAGATAAGTGTTGCCCGGCGTCGGATCGATACCCTTCGACGTGAGATAATCCTGATTGCCCTTGGTGAAGGCCGCAAGCGCTTGCCGTTGAAGATCGGCTTGCGCAGGGTCTGTTTTTAGGGCGATGATCTGCGCATCGGTCTTGCCGTCCGCGATCTGCGGAAAATCCCTTTTGATCGTGCTCAACCATGTGCTGTTCAGAAACTGGCCGAGACCGCCAGCGGAAGAGCGCGGATTCGTGAGCGTGGGATTGCCGCCGCTCTCGGCTGAGATGATTTGATCGAGAAGGGCCATTATTGCGCCCCCGCCATGGCATTAAGCCGTTGCTCAATTTGCTTTTTATTCTCACCTGTCACATCGGAGACATGTTTCGCCAAAGTAATGGCCGCGAGCTTCATGGCCGCTTGACTGTGATTTGTCGCCAAATGATTAACGTAAGCACTTCCGAAGCGGCTAACCGCTTGCGCAGTGGCTGGCCGGGAAAGCAAATAAGACAGGATACCAGCGCCGGACACTTGGGCCACGGCGGTTGCCGCCGCGACGGGATGCCCGGCGAGCGCGCCAGCCAATTGAGCCAGTAGCGTCGTCGCACCCGTCACTTGCGCGGTTCCTGATGGATTTTGGAATTTTCGGATATCTCGGAAGCGATCAGAAAGCGTGGCGATGTTATCGAGCGAATTTCTGAGTGTGCTCACGCCGGGACCGAACAATGTCGCCTTACCGTTTTCCGAAAGCTTATTCCATGAGGTTAGAAACTTGTCCGGGGAAAATCCGGCAGTCATGCCCGGCGATCCCATTTGAGAGGCATTGCCTTGCCCAAGGCGCCGGACAGCCGCCGACGCGAGTTCATTCCAAACTTGCGGAGACGCGCGCTGCTTGGCCAACATAAGTTGCTGCATATCGGCGCCGCTCTTCGTTCCGGCCATCGTCAAAAGACGGTCAACTACGCGCTCCGCTGGCGCGCTACCATCAAGCCCGATGACCCTTGTAAGGGCCTCACGCTCTTCGGAATATTGGCGCGCGACCGCGTTTGCGTTTTGCCATTCGGGCAGGAGATTATTCCGGCGAAAGATGCTGTCAAGGTCGCGGCTAAGGCCACCATACACCTGTTTCAATGCTGGCTTGATCGTCCCCGCATCAGGCAAAAGACTGTCATCGATCATATTGCCAACATAGGTCCGAAGTCTGCGAAGGCTTCCGGCGTCAAAGCCGTTCGGTCTTGCCTGGGGGTCCGCTGCCTCACCAAGGCGCGCCAAAATCTGACGCCCGATAGGCGTCGACGCCAGGTCTTCCTGTTGAACAATATTGCGAATTGTGTTGACCGTGTGCGGAATTTGCCATGTGCGATTGGTCGACAATTGCGAGAAAAGATTGCCGTAAATATTGCTTAGATCGTTAGCGCTTTCGTGCTCCATCCAATTTTGGAGAGATTCACGAACTTGACCGCCAGCCGAATTTGCCGCCGCCGTAGGGTCAAATGTTCCGCTGACGTGGCCGGTTCCCTGATTGCTGTATTCGTCGGAAATCGCGCGAAGCCTGTCCCCGATCTGCGAAGCTGCGTCATCGGCTGCATTTCTGATTATCGGCCCTGTCAAAGGCTGGCTGGCCAGGGCGCCCGCAACATTCTTTTTCGCCTGACTATCTGAAGCCAGAAAGTCGGGCACCGTCACGCCCTCATGGTCTGCGGTCGCAACGATCTGATTGCGCGTTGGGCTGGTTGGCGCGGGGGGGCGCGCATTGGCTGCATTTTGCGCCGAGCGCTCCAGCCTTCCGGCTCCGGCACCAAGAAGCGCGGCATCCGTGAGCGCGTAAGGCGTGACAATGCCGGGACCTCCAACAGCATCGGAAGCCGCCTCTGCTCGCTTATCTATGCCGCCCTCGCCGCGAGAGAAGGCGTCAGCCGCCGCTGCTGGCACAAAATTTGCCGTTGTGTTCACAGCGCCAGGAAGCGCACCGGTGCCGCCAATCAAGCGCATCATGGGCGCGGCCATCGCTCCGCCTATAGTACCGGCTGCCTTTTCTATGCCGCTTTCGTAAATGTCCCCGAACGGAGTTGATATTTTGGGCGTTTCCGCTTCGTTTTGAGCTTTGTTTCGTGCGCGGCTATAGGCAAGCTGCACATCGTAATTGCCGCCGTTCATGCTGTGAAGCGCAGCCTCACCTTCATCGGTTAAGCCGCCAAGAACGGGAACAGCTTGAGATATGCGCCCGATGGCATCCCCGACGCGCTTTGAAAAAGAACTAAACCCCTGACGATCAAGCGCAACGCGGCCAGACGCCCATTTATCAAGGGCGGCTTGACGTTGATCGGTTGGGATTTTGTCGAGTTCCCCCAAAAGCTGCTTCTCATCATCGATATGACTAAGATCAGGCACATCCGGGCCAGTCTTCGCGACACCTTTGTTTGGACTATCCAGCGTAAAACCGGACGGCAATGCAGCACCGTAGCCTTGAGATGATGGCGGCGGATCGAGTGTGAAGCCTTCTGGAAGTTCACTCATTGTGCCGCCCATGCGCCATTGCGAAATACGATCTTCTGGCCGTTTGGCCCCGTGGCTGTCTGGCCTTCACTAAATTGCTGCTTGGTTTGCGAAGACTGCGCTTGCGGCTGTGCTTCGCCACCCGGTTTATAATAAACACCATCTCGCAAGCTTTTTGCCTGCGCTTGCTTTTCAGCTCGAATTTCCTTGGCGCGCGCAATGCCATGCCGAAGGATTTCCTCGCGAACGGCTTGAGGCTGACTGGCCGAACCTTGCAATTCGGTCATAAGCTTCAAATCGGCATTTGTGACGCGGCCCGGAAAAATAGTCTTGAGGCCCGGCAATATCGAGCTTTGTACCACATTTGCGTATTCGCTTGTGGCGTTAGCGTCCGGGTGCTGGCCGAGTAATTGAGCGGCAATCGAAGCGCGCGTTTCGGCGCCGGGGCCAGCATAAGCGCTTTGGCTCAATTGAAGCGCGTGCTCAAGGTCTTCCTGTAGATGCTGAGACTGTAAAACCTGACTATCGGCCTCAAGGATCGCCTTATGATCCGGCACCACATCGGGAAGCTTCCCGTTCAAAATGTAAGCCTGATATTGAGGCGTTCCCGGCTTAAGCCCATAGCGAGGCGCCAAAACCTGACGGCTTTGCACGGTCTTGCCGGAAAGCGTATCGCCTGACGGCGTGACATCCGTTGCCGTGGCGCGGCCATCCGGTCCGACAACCGTATTGATAAGCCTATCGTCCGGCCCGATTTTCTCGATAGCGGGCGCCTTGGGCGGGAAGGCCAGTGGAAGCACTTGCTTCAGGATTTCAGGATTGAGAACGGCAGCCTTGGCCACGTTCGGATCGATGCCCTTATTAACAAGGGCTTGATAGGTCTGGTTTTGCTGCTCGATGGCGAGCGGAGATTGCGCCCCTGCCGCATCCCCGATGGCGCCAAATAAACCGTGATTGTCCGCGAGACCGCGCCCAAACGCCGACAGCCGGTCAATGAAGTCCGGCTTAAACGGTCCGGCAGCTTGCGGAGCGGGCGCTGGAGCAGGCTGCGGGGCCGCTACGGGCGCCTGAGGCTGTGGAGCGGCGGCAGGAGGCGCCATGGATAGCGGCTGCGGCGATTGGGGGGCGTCCGCCGTCTGAGCCGTCCAGGGTTGCGCTGCTGGCGCCTGTGGGGCTTGAGCGGGCTGCGGCTGCAAAGACGGATCGTAACCGGATGACACCATAGGGGAAACGCCGCCAACCTGTGAAACCAGGTCCGACAACGCGGCATCGTGCGCCATTTCCTGAAGGTTACGCTCTCTCTTTGGCTCAGCCGTTGAGATGGCAGCCTGTTCCGGCGTGCCCTGCGCAAGCAATGGCGCCGCGTTTACGCCGTCAAACAGAGATTGCCAGTTAAACGGCTTCTTGGGTTGACCATCGGGAGCCAATGCTTCCGAATAAGAAGGGTCTAACACCCCATCGAGCATTCCCATCTTAGGCCGCCTTTCTGCGCTTAGCGGCGCGCTCGCGGACGATAGCCGCCGCGCGGTCTGTCGCCTTCTTCATGTCCACGGTTTTATAGCCAGCCACCTCGCCAACAGCTTCGGGCGCTCGCTTCTCAACCTCTTGAGCCATCGGGCCTACATGCGTGACGGGATCGCCCTTGTACCGCCAGCTATGGATAGGCGTGCCATCGTGAAGCATTCCAACTTCGCGCTTGTCTTCTTTCAGGCGCTCATCTGAAAATGAGGCAGTGTTGCCGCCAAAGCTCGTTCCGTTCGTGACGCTCGTTCCCTGACTGTTTGAATTGCTCGTTCCGCCAAGCCCGGCGAGTGGCGCCAGGATGCTCGCCAGAAGCCCCATGTTTTGAAAGGGCAAAGCCGTTTGCTGCTCGCCGATATTCAGCGCTTGCGTGGGAGCATAATTCGCCGCCTGGATGCCCGCTTGATCCGTCGCAACGCCCGCGTCCTGCGCGCCGATCTGCGCGGCAGTCAGCCCCGCATTTGTCGCCGTCGCCGCGTTCGTCGCGTTGCCCAATCCCTCAGCCGCGTTGATCTGATTGCCCTGAAGGACGTTGTACTCGTTCAAGAGCGGAGCCGCCTCGCCCTGCGATAGGCCGAGCGCGATGGCTTCCGCATTCTGCCCGGAATTCGAGCGCCCGGCACCCGCGAATTGCTGATTAACCGCGTTCGTGGTTTGCTGCTGGATCGTGTTGAGCAGTCCCTGCACTTGCGGATTTGTCGCAAGGTTCGTCTCGCTCCCGTTGGCAATCGGCGTCAGGTCCGCAGTCTCGGCAGAGAGTGCGTTATTGACCGTGCCCGTCTGGTTGCCCGTTCCGAGTTGGGTTTTCGCGTTCTGCTGGATAAGCCCCGCGCCCGGATCGCCCTGCGCCGCATTGCTCAAAAGAGTGCTGAAAGCGCCGGTCTGCGCTGGCGTCACGCCGGTCGGCGTGGAAGACGCCGTGTTGATAAGCCCGGTTAGCGCCGGGATCGCGGGCGCCCAAGGGTTCGACGTGGTGCTCGTGTTCTGACTGCTGTTCGTCGTCTTGTTGATATCGCCGAAGCTGAGACCCATCACACGGCCCTTTCAAAGAGATAATTCGCGCCGCTCACAGCGATGACCTTGCAATCGCAGGGAAAAAGCCGGGTCCATGCCTTGCGTCCATAGCAGCGGACCGCCTCGCATTCGTTCCACCGCGCGAAATCAATCAGCCGCTCCAAAAGATAATCCAGCCAAATCCGTACGCCCGAACCGCCCAAATTCGACATGCACAGACGCCCCTCATAAAAGCCGGTCACGAAAGCCGCGCACGTCCTGCCGTCAACTCTGATAACCCAAAGGCTTTCCAGGCCGTTCCAAAGTTTATCGATAACACATCCGAGCGTTCTTATCGTATCGGCCCTAAGCCCTTTCACAATAAAAGGCTCCGCTTCGTGCCAATATTGCGCAAGTTCCAAGTAGTTTACAAGGATTATCTCAACTCTATCCTTGGATGCCATAGCTAAAAGTCCTTAAAGTGGAGCTTGCCCGGCAGGCTACCGTAAAACTTCCTTGAGCTTTTGCAGTAACGTAAAAGCTGCCGCTCGCCTTTTCTTGCGCTCCGGCTGCGTTAGTCGCCTCAATACTGATATGCGAGAGCGGCCCACAATTCTGTGCAGACACCGTACAGGACGTTGACGTGCCATCGGCCGGAAGACTGAATGTGCTGTTGGCGTTCGAGCGCCCGCTGGCCAGGTCACGAAGCATCTGCGAGATTTTGATCGGATTTTTTTCAGTGGGCAGGATCGAGTTGATAGGCATCAGCGGCGCCCCGTCTTTTTGAAAACCGGATTGATCCCGCGCACATAAGTCCACGTCGTTCCGGCTGGAATTCTGATTTTCGCGCGAGCATAGCGGCAATCCGCGCGGGCCGGAACGAAGCCCCGGACATCCATGGGCTGCTCGCCATTGTAGGCTGGAGACGCCTGCAAGCCTTCGCGAACGGCAATCGAGCCATAAAGCGACTGCGCATCCGTATCGGGATAAAAGCCGGATACCCATAGCCGTTGCTGCATGTCGCCCTGTTCCGGCGTCTGAATGTCAGCCTCAAGAGTGGCGCCAGTGAAAAAGCCCACCGCCCCCGCCGAATTGACCGCCGCGAACTTCGGAACGGCAACCGAACTGATATCGTCAAGGGAAGTCAGATAAGCGTCCAGCGAGCCGCCAATAATGCCGCCGCTCACGTAGGCGTGCGTGAAAGTCGATCCCTGTAAATCGAGATGCGCGCCATCCACAACGGTTATCGTCCACCATGACGGCTTGCCCGTCGCCGTGGGCTGTGTGTTGGCTTCGACAGTGCCAACCACCCCTTGCACGGCAATCTTGAAACCCGTCGAAAATGACGCCGTAGAGCCGACCGTGAGCCGGATCAAACCGCTTCCATTGTTCGCGGCGCCCAAGATCGGCGCCGGCGTGGGAACAACGCCATCAAGGCTTTCCAGGGTTATCGAGGGAATGGCCAGCGAGGCGACGTATTGCCCGGAAACCGGCGCCGTGAACCAGCGCGAGAGCGTGAAATTATAGCCGATAATCGTGTCAAAGGCCGTTGTAACCGCGCTAGCCAGCGATTTATAACCCCAAATCACCATCTCACTTTCAGGGACGCCGCATCCGATCATGAGATTGGGATATGATCTATCGTAATTCGCCAGAAAGGTCCGGTTCACAATCTCGTTGCCAATCGGCGTTAGTGCGCCGCTCGCGGCGTCCATTTGCATGAAGCCCTTGGCTGAAAGAAAGAAAATCGAACTTTCGCAAGTCACTATCGAGTAGGGCGCAATCGTGCCAATGTCGCGCTGAATGCGAGTGATCTGGAAAATGTATGGCGATCCCGGCACGAACAGCATAAGCCTGATGGCCTGATCCTGAATGATAAAGCCCTGCTCGCCGCCCGTGACGCCGCGCACTGTGCCCCCGTTCGGCATGTCCTGGTAATCGGAACTTTCCACCCCCGGTGTCCATTGCGTGCGGTCGTCCACGCCGCTCCACTGAATGCGGAAGGGATAGGCTTGTAAGCCGCTCAAAACCACGAACTGATTGACAATTGCGACATAAGCGGCCTGCGGAGGGCTTCCGGCTGTCGCGGCAAACGCCGAGCTCGTTCCAATGATATATTCCTGCAGAACCACATTGGCGTGAGTGGCGAGCACCACATCGCCAAACTGCTCGAATGTCCAATTCGCGTTCACACCCACGCCAACATAAGGACCGCCGCCCGCGCTCACATTCGTCCATGTGAAGGTCACGTTATTGAGCAAATAAAGGTTCGTCGCGGTCCCGGCAAATATGCTCGCGCTGCCATCGTTATTATGCGCGAAGAAAATCCCCCTGCACTGACTCGGCAGAGAAGCCGTAAGGGCGCTTAGGCTCGGAAACGGGCCGTAGCCGTCCGCTTGCGGAATGGCGCCAGAGAGAAGGCTGGAAGTCGCCTGATTGAGGTCGCCAAGATCGGGCGCCCATGCGCCGAAGGGGATCAGGCTCATCAGAAATACATCGGCCTGACGTAGCCGCGCCCCATCTTGGTTAGCGTGTTCGTCCGGTTCTTCAGTTGCTTGTAAGCTTCGGTGAGGGCTTTATCCATATTCGTGGTCATTTCGTCGTCCTTCAGGACGTGCATGGCCAACTCGAATTTAGCGCGCGATCTAATCAGCCGTTCCGCAATATTCGTCCAGGGCGAAGTCGTGTCGCTCACGCCAGGAACCGGATATTGGAGCGCCCCGCCGACACGGATCGTGAAGACGTTATTGGGGACCGGGAAAAGCCGGATGTTGTAGGAATAGTACGAATATTCATAGGGCTGTCCGACGAAGGTGCCGCTCTGGCTCGCCCATTCGCCATATTCAGGCTCACGCGGATCGAGCGTCCAGGGCGTAGGGCCTCCATTGTAAAGAAACATCCAATCGATTTTATTCAATAACCCGATAGCATTCGTGATCCCGGCGCCCCCGATAATTGGCGTGGTCGTGTCTATCGATGAATAGAATTCCTGATATGTAGACCCTGCAGGGATATTGCCGTTAGTTTGAAAGCTAAAAATCGATTCATTAAAAGAAAAACGCTCATCCTGATAAGCAACAATCGCATCATTTACTGCATTCTGAATCTGGCTTGTAAGATCGGAGCGCGCGATTTCATCGGCTATTCTGCCGTACATATCAGTAAGACTGAATGGGCCGCTTGGTTCGTCAGGCTCAGACATTTCGGCTCCTTAAATCGGGAGTGGCCAGGAGGAATAGGCCACTCCCTTTCCTTGCGGTTCTAAAGGCTGGGCAGCCCCGCAAAGCTCTATGCCAGCGAATTGAGCGGCACCAGAATGGTTGCAATCGAATTCGCCAAATCGGTATTCACAAGCGTGAGCTGGACGAAGCCGTCACCTTCAGCGAATGCCGTCACGCCGGAGACCGCAAAACCGATAGTCTGAGCGGACGTGAAGGTGTTGGCGCCAGTGATCGATGAACCCGCGACCTGGTTGCCGATGGCATTGCAAGCCGCCGTAGTCAACGCAACAGCGCCGCCAGTAGTGCTGACGCCGTTCGCCTGAGCCTGAAGCGTGGCAGCCTTGCCCGCTGTCAAGGCGGCTGTCCGAACGCGGAAGCTGATAGCTTTCACGTAGCCGTTAAAGCCGGGATCGAACGAATAGACTTGCGAGTTTGCCAAAGACGCCAGCGTGATAAAAAGAGGGCTGACTTCGGTTGCAAGAGTTGCCCCGATGCCGGCTGCAGCGTTTGCCGCGCCCCCTGAGTTATCGGTGATTGCGGCAATGCCGCTAGCCACGATTTTAGCCATTTGAAGTTTCCCTTCGCGCTAGCGGTTACTGATCGTTATTCGGGACGTAGCAGACAACAAAGACCGCCTGCCCTGCGGTCGGCGCCGTGCTTGAATAGGTATATTCAGCATAAAGCTGAGTATCGGCAGCGAGCGTGGTGTTCGGATTGAGGTCCGAACCGCGAACCACAAGAGCCGATCCCGTAGCCGTGGCCGAAACGTCTGCGCCCGCGACCACATCGGCATAAGACCCGGTAGCCGTGCCGCATTTGATGACGTTGGAAGCGCCGCCGTTGAACGCCGTGACCACGTTCACAATCGCAAAGAGGATTTGCGAACCAGCCGGGAGCAACGCCGCGAAAGGCTCTGGATTGCCCTGGAGCGCGTCGTTGTAGTTGATCGTCTTGCGCAGATAATGCACAAGCTGCTTGTTCAGGTCTCTGGCGACATCGCCAGCGGTATTTGTAGCCATTTTTCATTCTCCTAAAGGGAAAGACTGGAAAATGAGCCGGATTAACCGGCTCAGTCTGTTTCTGAATTAGCCGCCCGTATAGGAGGACATGACTACGGTGCCGAAGTCTTCGTTGTTAAAGACTGCTTTCTTCATGCCGAAGATGCACCACGCCGAGACTTCCAGGCGCCGCTTGTGGTCAAAAAGCTCTTCGTTCCAGCGGAACTTGTTCGGACGGCCACCCTTCTGCCCGTAGCCCATCATGCAGGCTTGAGAGCCAAGCAGGACAGCCCGGCGAACCGTGGTGATCGCCGCGTTGGTGCCGCTGTTCACGCCGTAGGGGATATCCTGCGATCTGCGGAGAATGCAACTATTGTACTCACCGAGGGCGCCCGTGTAGATCGGGTTGTCCTTCGTGTAAGTTCCGCTCGAAAGCGCGAACTTGGTGATATCCAGCCATTGACCTGTGGCCGTGTTCGTGCGCAGCGAAGTGACTTGCTTGGGGTGCAGATAGACAATGTATTTGTCCTGTCCGCCAACCTTGATCGGGTTCACGATCTGCTGGTTGTCACCGATGCGCGCAAGCTCAACCGCCTTGTCGATCAGCGTCAGATCGAAGGTGTTGGAGCTTGAAAGGCTTTGGTCATTCGCGACTGCGCCTTCGGCCACGTAGCGGTTAGCCGTCGGAGCGGTCGGGAGCGTCATACCGCTATACCGCACGTCAGTTATAGCCGTATTGCCGCATACCTGATTGAAGAAACAAGCGGACAGCCGGTCGCCCCACCATTGCGTAAGGCCGTCACGGGCTTCCTCGCGAAGATCGAAGGGGACGCGCTGCTGGTCAATCGTGTTCTTCGATTTCACGCCGACGACATGACCAAGCTCGTTGATGGTCAATTTGTCAGAGTAGATCGAGAGAGACTCGCCGTTGCCTTCCGCGATCTGGTTCTCGGTGAAACCACTGCCTTGCAGGCGAGCGCGCAGACCGTAGGTCAACTGATCGCCGGGGCCTTTGGAAGTGTTCGTTTTGACCTGAATAACGCTATTGGGGCTTTCGCCCATCAGGTCTTTGATATGGAGGTAGTCGCGCATTGCGACTGCGAGATTCTTCTCCCACAGCTTTACCGCAAAGGCGTCATTCAAGCCGAAGTTGGTTGTAGACATAACATCACCGTCAGTTGGTTTGGAGGATTTCGCGCAATCGCAGCGCGGCGGCTCCGCTGACGGGGTTGGCTACCGAAGTCCCTAGTTTACTCCTTGGAGACGAAGGGAGGGCCATCTAACGGTGGCCAGCCGAAGCGCGTTTAAGGACTATCGCAAGTCCAATTAAGTTACAAACTCAACTATAAAGCAGATCGGCAAACAAAGCCCTGTTGCAATCAAGACCCCATAAGCCTTCTCTGCTCTGCTTTCGAAAGCTTCGAAAAATATTCTCCGAACTCATCTTCACTCATATCAGCAAGCTTTGCAGCCGTCAAGCCTTCCGAAGGTGATCCACCTGCGCGCGATAGACTTTGCGAAGCAGTGACGCCCTTCTGTATTGTCTCTAGCTGCTTTTCAGCCTCCGACTTTGCTGGCTCTTCTTTGGCCTTCGGAGTAAATCCGCGAAGCTTTGCAAGCTCAAATATGGTCTGAGCAGGAGATTGACCGCGCCTTGCAGCCGTCGCAACGAGTTTCTTTTCCTCGTCAGAGATAATCGCCGCTCGTTCCTTGGCGTCATCTACACCAAGTTGCTTAAGTTCGCCATCCCTCACCGAAAGCAGATGCTTGTAGCTATCAAAAAAAGCAGGCTCTTTTTGCTGGAATTGCCGGGCGTCATTCTGATAGCTCGAAATAAGCTGCTGATCCGCCGTCTGCTGCTCGAACTTCGTGCCCGTCTCCGAAAGCTTGCTTTCCAGCGCGCTTATCTTCGCAACAGCCTGCTTGAACGCCCCGAATATATCCTTTTCGGGGTCGATCTGCTCTTCCTGCTGGCCAGCCTTCTTGCCTTCCGGCTCCAAAAGCTCATTCAACAGCTTCAGCCGTTCATCGGTCCGGCCATAGCGCTCGCGAAGCTCCCGGACCTCAACCTCCACAGCCTTCCGCCGCTCGCGCTCCTCATGGAAAGCCTGATGCGGGACAAACTTCGATCCCGCCTCCTTGGTGGCGTCTACGCCTTCCTTGCCTTCCTCGCCTTTCGTTTCGGTCTGAGCGCCCGCTTCCCCGGCTGGTTCGGTCTTCGACGGTTCGCCGCCACCCGAAAGCCCTTCCGTCTTCTCGCCGCCGCTTTGAAAGTAGCCCTGCTCTTCCGAGGTCAACGCCTCATCTTCAAATTCGCTCATCTATTCCCCCTTGTAGTAACCGGCATCGCTGGCCGGAACGCTCCTGTATCCCTCAAGATTTCGAGCGTGGTTTGCGTGTGATGCGTAGCCGCCAAAGCTTCATCCTTGGCGGCCTGCGCTTTCGTCTTCTCAATATTCGCGACAGCCTGCTGCGCCTGAAGGCTGTCTTTGACTTGCTGTTCCGGCGTCGGACCTTGGCTTGCTATCTGCCGGAAAGCTGACACAACTTCACTTGGAAGCGGACTATACTCAAGAATTGTCAGGATAACTTGCGGATTTGTCATGAACGGAGCGAGATATTGCATCATCTGCTGAAGGATGCTCCACGTCTGCTCCTTCTGATTTGGCGAGGTCGGGGCGTCGTCAACCACAACCTCATATTCGCCCGCCGTCTTGTCTCGAAGCAGTTGGACAGTCTTCATGATCTTGGAGCCGCGCGGGTCCACATCGGCCACGCGAACAAGGCGCCCGTCACTGAAATAGTCCTGAATAAAGCAAAGCCGGTTGCGCCCTACTTCCTTGCGAAAACGGCGAAGACTATCGAACATCGGGGCAAGTATCGTCATCGCCGCTTGCTTGCGCTGGCGGTCCAGTTGCGCGGCTTGATCCTGCTCGCTCATCCCCAAAATATCGATATTGATCCCGGTCACGTCGCGGATGGAGGAAATCGCGAATTCCATTAACTGCATGTGGCCCTGTGCAAAACCTTGGCCAGGCTTCGCCATGATCTTGTTGCCAGATATCGTGCCATCTTCAACCTCGGTTATGGCGTCCGGCTGGGCATAGGTCTCCTGCGCCTCGCGAATGTCCTTGAATGCTGAGCTTTCCGCGAGGACGCCGCCCTTGGCCGTGGTGTTGAGAATGTGTAAGCTTTGGCTCAGCCATTTATTCGCCCACATCTGCGGATCACGCATCGCCGTTATCAACCCGAACCAGGTGCCCTTATTCCTGTTCCGGCGCCCGGTGACACACTGATAGGTGAATCCAGCCCTGGACAGGCTCGGCGTAACTTGGCCAAGGATGCGCGAACCGATATAGCATTGCTTGTAAACCCGGCGCATCAGCTGGACCGACTTAAGCGGCGGTAATCCTTGAGATTTTGCCATCTCCTGCGCGGCTTGGTGCTGCACTTGGCCCAGGTCGACAAGCTGCCCGGTCTGAGGATGGACCACCTTGAAATAGGGTTCCCTCTCAATCCACTGAGCATGGACCAGGTGAACCATGCTCTTCGGATCAAACTGGTCCAACTCACTATTCTCGCCATCCCGGATCATCTTCTGCTCATAGCTCTTCGGGGGCGCCCTGTCGTCAAGCTCTGGCGCCGCCCATGAGGCGTTGAGGTCCGAATCCGAGATATTCCCCCACCCGCTTTCCTTCGCGAAATCGCGGGCCTCGCCGAGCTTCATCTCGCGGACACGAAAGTTGAAACGGCGGTCTACGAGGTTCTTCTTCCGGGCAGCCGGGTCCCAATACATTTCGAGCGCATCGACCTTCTCTTCGGCATACATGCCCTGTGCGTCTTCATCATAGGAAATGCGCTGCTCTGTCCAGCCCATGCCCGCCACACAGCAATCCTCGAACGCTTCGCTCTGCTCATCGGAGGCATCGCAGCAATCGGCCATCCACTGGCTGGCCGCGCTTAAAACCTCATTGGCTTCGACAACGCCCGGCTGAGTAGTGCGCGGTATAAAAATCGTGTCATGCCGGGAATTGATTTCGAGACCGCAAACAGATGCGATAATCGGCCCGGTCCTGTCGAAGGTGATAACCGGGCGCCCCTGCGCTTCCAGGCGCTTCTTGTCCTCTTCCTTCCACTGCTCCAAAGCGGCAAAATCGAAATCGGCCCGCGCCTGAGTGCGCCAATCGCTCGAATGGTCCCGCGCCGCCCGGAACCAGTCCTGAAGCACACCAAATAAATCATCGTCACTCAGCCGGGAAGGCTCTTGGACTTCATTGGCCTGCGGATTAGGAACGATGTCCTGAGTTTGCGGGATCATTCAAGAGCCTATGCAGCTTCAAACGGAAAGACATTCGCCTTCGCTACAGGTTCCTGGGCGACCGCCCGTAGCGCTTCGAGATCGCGCTGAGCCTTTGCAAGTGCAGCCATAAGCTGAGCCTCGCGATTAAGCGCATCGTCCCGCTGCCGGGCGACGGCATTCACGAGGTCCTGGGCTTCTGTCTTGGAGATGGTTTCTTCGGTCATATTTTCCCCCTACGAAAAAGCTGGTGAAACTGGAGCAACCGCAGCAGCGGCTTGAGCAGCCGCCTGTTGAGCGGCCCAGCTGCTAACCTGGTTCATAAGATCGACAAACGTGCCCTCGAAGAGTTGGCGGAGAAGATTGGCCTCCGTCCGGGCTATCGGGTTGCCGCTGGCGTCGTTTTGTTGCGGGAGCGTTGCCTGCATCCAGGCCGTTAGAGCCGTTTCCGCAGCCGGCGCAATCGTCGCGGTGACTGTGCCGGTGGTGCCGTCGCTGAGAGTCCATGCGTGTTGCAAAGTTGCCATGTCTGTTTCCTACCAAGCTGGGATATAGCGGGTGGTGCCATTATCGTCATAAGGCAGCCATTTTGTCGGATTGCCGTTGACCGGGCCTGAGGTAAGCGTCGGAACGTTGCTCGTAGGCCCTCCCGTGATCGTGGTTTTTGTACCGAGAATTTGCGTTGCGGAATTCGTGTAAACGAGTTGCGTGGCACCCTTGATCGTCAGCGCCGGCACAAGAGAGTTTTGCGCAGTAGCGCCCGCTCCAGTCCCGCCAGTCTGAAAAACAATATCGCCGGACGTTCCCGATCCGGTGGAGCGGGAGCCGTTTACCGTCAAATTTTGGCCGCTCGTGTTGCTTGTGCCCGCGACAACGCTTTGGACTTGCAGGGTTTGAGCAACGGGAGCCGCTGCATCGGCTTTCCCATGTTGCCACGTAGCGGCTGCCGGGCGCGTTAAAAACGTATCAGTGCTAATTCCAAACCAAGATGCTGCTTGAGATAAGTACACATTTTGCGAGGGATCACATTGTAGGGCGGTTGTGCCGTTAGCGTAGAAGAGGAGCGTAGCACCCGATGCGTACATTCCAGTCAGTGTTGAGGCATAGAAAAACCCACCATCCACAGAAAATATGCGTCCTGTGCTGGTAATATTTACTTTGCTTGCGCCGCCGACTTGGAAATCGGCGAGTAGTGAATTTGCGCCGCTGGCTGTATTGGTTACATTAACAAGGAGTGCGGCATCGACAACGCCACTGGTGTTCCATGTGCCGGAAACCGACAGAAACGATCCTGTACCGCTTCCGCTGATTGTCGCCCCGCCAAGCGCAACCGTGCCCGTCACCGCAAGGGCATTAGCCCCCAGCGTAGCGCCGCCAAGGGCAAGAGATGTGCCGGTAGCCGCGCCCAGAGCGGGAGCAGCCCCGAAACTCGTTAGCGATGACGATGTAATGCCGCTCGCGAGCGATGTGCCTGTCAGCGCGGACCCGGCGACCGAATTGGCAAACGCGAGAGTCCCGAACGCAACGCCGTTCGACCGCGTAACCGTCAGCGCGCCGGTCCCCGAATTTAGCGTTGCGTCGCCGCCGATGGTGAGACCGCCAAAGGAACCGCCGTTATTGTACTGTATCTGACCGCTCGTTCCGCCAGGCGTGCCACCGCCGCCACTCCCAAGCGATGCCGCCCTCAGCATCAAACGCCCCTTCCTGTCGTCACATAAAGCGTGCCGGTACCAGTAGCAGCCAGAGCCGCCGCATAAGCCTCGGTGACGCTGAAGGTCTGCACGCTGCCGGGCAATATCGGAATGTCCGCGCTCGTAGCCACGGCGCCCGATCCGTCAAACCTGATAAAGATAAGCGGATTGGTGGAAGGCGAAGTGACTATCACCTGAACGGCCTGCGGGGAAGCTGGATTGACCGCGTTGGCCGTAAGCGCCGAAGCCGTGGAGACGCTAATCGCCTGTGTCGATCCGGGATTTGACTGAAACGGAAGGTTCGGGTCCATCTAGGCGCCCCTCACGAAATCTTGGTGCTCGTCGTGCCAGAACCAAGCATTATCGATGTCGCCGGAATGCTTATGATCCGAAATATCGACGGCGAGATCGTCATCCAGCGCCTTCTGGAAAACATCCATCGAGCGAACCACCTCAACACGAAGAACAGGATGCAGGACAATCGCCGGATTACGGGCATAGACCGCGATTTTAATCATCAAACCCTCGCTATCTGTTCTTCGGAGGTCTACCACGGCGAGGCTTTTCATTAATTACGTTGACACCGCCATCGCTTTGTGCTTGCGCATCAAACAACATTTTGAGTTCACGCGCAAGTCTTTCTTTGGCTGGCCGGTCTATCGTACCAACTATAGCCTGAAAATCATCCTCCTCTTTCTTGTGCCATTTATCGATGACTTCCAATATTTCTAAGCGGCCCATGACGAATATCCCCTGTCCTTGTTGCGAGTTCTGTTAATCTTCTGGATTTGCTTCTCTGGACGCCCGAACGTATTCAAAAAAGCATCGGCTTTATTTGGTGAACGCAGCCCGCGCTTTTTCATTTCCTTCTTCGGCTCGATCACAATCTGACCATGCGCGTTGAAGTCGTAGAACGGGCTGGCCAGTTCGGCGATGAGCTTCTCATCGGGCGGTATCCGGCAGTTCTTCGACATAAACCAGTCCCGGCCCTTGCCCCACAGTTCATCCCGAAGTTTGAAATATTTATCGTCATTCGACGCGCTCTCGGCGACATTGACGCCATAAGCGGGCAAGCCGAGCCGCTTTAGATTGTCGACAACGCCAGCCCCGATGCCGATCACGTCAATCATGATCGCGTGCGGGCGCTCATCCTCATCCAGGCGATTATATTCCGCGCCTATCAGGTCCGTAAGTTGAGCCACGTCCTTGCCCAGCCACTCCTTAACCGGCTCCAAAAGGTGGTTGCCTTGGCGCTTGGCAAGCGCTGAAGAGTCGTCTCCAAATCTGGCGACATCCACGCCCCAAATTGGAGCAAGGTTAAGTTTAGCGACCTCTCGGCCTCTTGCGGCCTCCACCACGTCGAGCGGTATGAATGTGCTGTCGTCGGCGGTTGGAAATTCACCAAGGACGCGAACGCGATATTTGTTTGAGGATTTGCCATAGGAGGCGACAACGTCTTCGATGTGCCCGCGCGCACGGGGAACATCCTCGCAGTTGACGCGCATCGTATGCCAACGGTCGCGCGCCGTGTTGTGAGTGTCGTAGAAAAACCCCGAACGCCGCGTCGGGTTGCTCGTGAGGATGACAATCGCGCCCTCGGTTGACCAAGCGCCCATGGCCGTCTCGAATATCGCATCATCGATGCCGGAGGCCTCATCGATCAGGAAAAGCAGAAACCTCGCGTGAAAACCGGCAAGCGCCTCGGGTTTTTCCTTGGCGGCGGTCCGGGCGACAGCGAACGAAAGCTCCGGCGCCGCCTTGATGTGAACGGTCTCAGCCTGGAAATCGATTTGCTGGCGCAGCGCATCGGGCAAAAACTGCATTTGCTTGCGGATTTCCGGCCAGATCGTCCTTCGGAGCTGGTCCTGGGATGCGTGCGAGACGGGGATTTTGCAATCGGCGTGCGTAAGAAGGCCCCAAAGAACCATCCAGGCCAGGAACGTGGTCTTTCCGACGCCATGGCCGCTGCGGATCGAGATGCGCTTCCTACCATCCCGGAGGGCCTTGAGCGCGGTCTCTTGCCATCCCTCCAGCGCGCGATCCGCGCCCGGCGTGCCATACGGGGCGTAGCCAAGAACGCCGGTTACAAATCGTAGGGGATCGTTGGGGCTATCTATCCAGGCGCGCGCCCATGGTTCTAGGATGCCGGGTGCGCTCATTTTCTGCCTTATATCAAGCGCTTAAGTCATTCGCATAAGTTGTCTTATGGAACCTGTTCATAAAACTCAACCTACGCGGCTTTCTCCGATATGGCCTTCCAGGCCTGCACGAACTGCTCTGCTCCGGTCAAGTTCACACTGATGTCTTTGGGGACCAGCCCCGCGCAGACCTTCACGAATCCGCCGGGATCGATATCGATCATATCGTTAATTGCATCGACACCTCGAGCTTGGAAACGCTCATAGACAGCCTGGATGAAGTCCTCGCCGAGTTTGGACTTCGAGCCTTTTGGACGCCCCAAAGGATTAAGGACTTGGCCCTTCTGGATAGGCTTTCCAGGGCCTCGCTTTTGTTTGACTTTTATTAAAGCCATCGCTCAATAACCCTTGATGTTGCTCCAAAACAACTATCATCACTTCGCGATCTTGTCCAGCCCTAGCGCGCGTTGCTTGGCTGGACGTGGCGATTCCTTGGCCTCGGCGGGATCGGGCGCCCGCTCTATTAGCCGCCGGATCATCTCGCCTTCGCTCACCATGCGCTCCCCCTCGGCGTCGGCGAGGCGGCTTACCTTGTCCTTGAGCGCCTGGTTCCACTTGAATGTGCATGTCAGGTTGTATGTCATACCGCACTTATCTGACGATTTTAGACGCGAGGTCAAACTTTTTTTTGAAAAAAGATGTTGGCGTTAACGACTTGGAAACAAATCAGTGTTACTTGTAACACCTATCGGACAGATTAAACCAACGGAGATGAAAATGACAACGACAGGTTGGATAAAGCGCAGAGAACAATACCTCCTGGAGGCTCGCGAACCAAAAGCGGACGCCCGTTGGGAAAGACAAAATTTTTACAACACGCACGCGGACGCCATCGATGCCGCTAGGACGTACAAGCTCGTCTTTCCGCTAAGCGACGTGAGGCTGGTTCGATTCAAAGAAGACGTCACCAAGCGGTAAGGAGTTCCGCTAATGCGCCTCGCGTTTCTTTGTCTTGCGTTTCTCGTGCTCGCGTTAGCAGTCACAGAGGACCGGGGATGCCTGATGGCTACCCATCAGAATTATCACACGTGTGATTGAGGTATGACACACGCATCACAGGAGACAAATCTGCCATGCGTTACCAAGTCGCCATCTATGAGCACGCCACACACCACTACGTGGGCACGCTCCAAACGCCTAAGGGCCGGATAAGGACATTCAGCCGCAAGGACCTCGCGGCCCGGCTTATCCAGGCTCAGCCTGTCACGTGGGCCTATGAGATTTGCGAGCACCACGCCGCGCCAAAGAGGCCGCGCGGACGGCCAGCGAAGCCGTTGGTCTATTTCCTGCGCACCATCCGGCGCGGAAGCCTCAAGGGCCGGCACGCTGTCGTAGAATCGTCCAGCACGCTCCAGCCAGCCAGGGGAGAGCGAACGATCCGCTACGCCAGAAAGAGCCGCGCCCGCGCCCTCGCCATATTTGACCGGTTCAACGAGGGGTTACTGTGATGCGCTACCTCGTTATTTGCACCGAAGAGGGCTACAGGGGCCAGCTATGGCTCAACACCAAGGGCCGGTGGACGGGCGATAGTTTTGATAGCGCTTTTTTCGCTTCCCGGCTCGACGCCATGGCCGCGATCTCGAAAGCGGCCATCATCGGCCAGGTCACAATCGTCAGGGTCACTGTGCACTGATGCTGTCTATTGTGAGGGTGGAGGGCAACGTCATCTACGTTGCCAGCGCCGAAAGGAAAAGCCAGGAAGCCCGCCCGCCAGAACGAGACTACATTCTCCAGTTCTGGCGGCACGGCCCCTGCGCGGGCTGCTACGCGATTGTGGACCGCACATCGGGGACGATCATCTATTGCACCCGGCATTTCCGGCGCGCCAACTATGTGTTCGAGCTGATGGTACAGGGTGAAATATAGATTTTCCAAAAAAAAGTTTTTTTGTTAACCTTTTATTAGCTATTAGGTACTACATGTAATACCTATCGGACGCACAACACACACTGGAGATATCAAAATGACAACAATTAGCAACAAGGACATGCACGAAAGAGGGTATTTTTCCTACGTAGTGGAATCGGTGGTTGACGGCCATTGGGTGCGCCATTCGGGTTCATCGAGGGAAAGCACATCTCGCATGTATTTCAACAGGCTGAAAGAATGCGGGGAAAAATGCCGCCTCATACGGATTGAGGTGCTCGACGGGTTCGATCCCAGCGAGGATCAATTTCATGGATGATATGATCGCGGAGGCTGAATTTCGTAGGCTCTGGTATTTCAATGGCCCGCGTATAATCGTGTACGACCGGAGACGGTCGCGCCATGCGGGTTACAGCCGGCGGGGCTTCAATCCGATTCATGGATTTTTTTGTTGTAGTTTTTTGCTGCGATCACTATAACAGCAAAATCAACCAACCAACGAGGAATGACCGATATGAAACTCACATCTCAGCAATACGAAGAAGCGCTCGCACTCGGGTTTACCGCGAAACTGTACGGGTCTGACCGGAACCCGTTTACGCCGTTTGGCGAGGCGTGCGCCAATGACTGTGCTTTTGACGATATCAAAAACTGCCGGACTGACACTCCAGATGCCGGCGACATGGAGGCATGGAATATCGACGCCGCCGAGTGGGTTCTGGGCCAGGTGCAGGCCATTGAAAACGCAATAGCCTACTACGAAGCGTTCCAGGATGCGTAGGCCGTCACGATTGATGGCAAACCGTAGCAGCCGCCGTGAGGCGGTTGCTGATTTTCGCGGTCGCTGCGAGCGTCTGTTTGGGCATGATCGTCTCGTTCCCAAAATGCAGGAGCTATTCGAGCGTGGCCATACGTCTGTCGAGGATTGGATGGCCGGTAAAAATATCCCCCTGGAGGTCGTATGGATCATTGAGCTGTTGGAGTGCCTACGCAACGGCAACCCGGCGCCTCTCCGCTGGAAAATCGCAACCGCAGCGCGCCGAAACGCCGCAAACTGGATTGCTCTCGCGAAACAGATGCAATCCGACGGGAAATCGGACGCGGAAATAGCTCTAGCCTGTGGCGTGAGCCGGGGCCGTGTCCATCAGGTTCGCCTCACTGGCGCCCTCCCTAAACGGAGAACACGGCACCGCATAACCGAGAATCAAATCGCTATTGCCCTGGAAATGCGCAATAGCGGCGCAACATATCAGTATATCGCTAATTCCCTGGGCGTGCCGATGGACTCCATCTATGGCGCACTGAGAAAACGTACGGCCTAGCTCTCCAGATCGTCCTCTAGCATGGCCTTGCAGTTCCGTATGGTCCATCGCGGCCCCCTCTGTTCCATGTTTCACGTCACACCTCCAAAACGCTTGAGCGGGGAACTTCCGGGAATGAGCGGGAATCTCTCCCCTTAGGGGAGATTCCCGCTCATTCCCGTTCCCGCTCCGGGAATATTCCCGGTAATTCCCGGTAATTCCCGCTCGTTCCCGTTACTAAAAAACTCAATAAAATCAACGGTTTTTGACCGAAAACCGGGAATATGACACCCATTCCCGGAATCTTTTGTGAAACTTGCCACTTTTTTTCACGAGCTAAGACTTAAGCACAAAATTTGTAGAATAATTTTTCGCCATTTTCCTGACTTTTGAGAGAAATTTTCTAACGGTTTGGCATGGTCCTTGCTTACGCGAGCCAAACAACCCCCCCATCGAGCGATGTTTCACAGCATATCGATCCGCCCGTTATGCAGGCGTCCCGGCCATTTGAGAATTGCCGTCTGAGCGCATCCTTGCGCTTCGCCGGGTCCGGCTGGTCAAGCTCATAGATGCTATAAAACCTCTGTCTGATCGACTCATTCAGCACGACGCTGATGGTCTCGCCATCGGCGGTTTGATGATCGAAAGCGCATTCCCGAAAGCATATCTCTATGGCCTTCATAAACGTCCTTTCAGCCTGGGACATGTTTTTCTTGGAGGGCTTCTTCAAAACCTTTTCGAGCATCGCGCGCACCGTCATCGACGTGATCGGCTCGCCGTCTTCATCCCGGCCAACCTCAACACGGTCCAACTCGAATGCCCCTATGCGCCCCTCTTCACCTTCTTTGTTCTTGTTGAGGATAAGCGTGCGGTCTTTCCAAGCCCGGTTTTCGTCAACGTCGCCGACCACGGCGAATACCTGATCCACGTTGCCGCGCCAGGAGGAAGCGCCGCGCAGGCCACGCTCGCGATCCTTGCCGTAGTGGTGGACCGCGATAACAAAACAGTCCGTAGCGTCCGCTATCTGCTTCAGGATGCGGCAAATCTGCGCTGCTTCCGCATTGGAATTCTCATCGTCCATATGAAAGCAAGCGCTTATTGTGTCGAACACGATAAGACCGACGGGAACTCCAAAAAATTTTTCGGAGACTGACTTTGCCATTAATATGCTGGATATTTTTTCTTCAATGTTCTTTTCATCCATCATGTCCCCGACAGTGATGTGATGAAAAATCGGAATACGTTCCGTAATACCGCGAGCGCGTTTCGCCGCCTCGATCCGGTAAGCGATGCTTCCGCCGCCTTCCGCAGCATAATATATCGTACCGACTCGCGTGCGTGTGGGTTTTCCAAAAAAAGACTGCCCTGCCGCTATTGCGATGGCAAGGTCTATCGCAATGAAGGATTTCCCCGCACCAGACTGTCCGCCTATTATGCCGGTCCCGTCGCGAGGAAGCATTTTCTTGATTATGGCTATTCGCCGGGAGGGCGCGGGATCGCCTTCAAGATAGTAGCCCATAGCCGTCAGGGCTTTTTGAATATCTTCCGCCGAAACGGCTTCCTTCTTGCCAATCAGGAGCGCCCTGACAGCCTCTATGCCCGCCAGGGCTGCCATGTCGTTAAAATCGTTTTGATCCTCTGGCGTGCCACCTGGGAAGCACGGGAAGGCAACCTCACCAAAGCACAGCTTAGTGGCTTCCTTGGCCCTCTTCTGGCCTTCCTCGTCTATGTCACCGCAGATAACTATCCGGGCGCCCGGATGCTTCGCCTTGACGTGTGAGGCCATCCAGGGGAGGTTATGACACTGTACGGACATATAAACGGGCGCGCCGGTCGCCTCATGGATCGTGGCGCACGTCGCGAAGCCCTCGCCAATGTAAATGGCTGGGGCTTCTGCGGGATCGCCAAAAACTGAATATATCTCCTTGTATTGACCGCCTGTAATAGGGCGCTTATCTCCGTTCGGATGAATTGTCTGCACGTTCACAAGATCGCCAGACTGATCGTAAAGCGGGATTTTCAGCTTACCGTTAAACAGCTTGGCATGATGCTTTTGGACGCCCTTTTTTTTCAGGTATGGATGGCTCGAAAAATTTAAGCTCGCGCGCTCCATTTCTTCTTGCGCTCGAATTCTGGCGCCTTCCCGTCCAAGCTCTTCGTCCTCTTCCCGCTCTTTCTTTTTGCTCTCGATAAAATGATTGTATTTCGCGCGCTCTTCGCGGCTCATATCGATTGCTGACTTTATGCACCACGGAATAGGGGCGTCATGGATCCTGAAATTTTGGCCCCACCCGGCGGCAATACCGTCATCCTGATAAAACTCAAAAGCACCGTTTTTGCTTTTTGGCCTATCGCGCGTCGGGCACCTGGGGACCTTGTTATTGTTCGCCCTGCGGTCGCATAGGATTGCAGGCGGAACGATATCGAGAGAATTCAGGAACTCTCTGAATTTTTCCTCTTCCTTAAAACGAGTGAGAGGCTCAACGTCGCCGGTCCCGTATGAACCAGCGATATGACGATACCCAAGTGGTGCCACGTGTTTAGCCTTTTTTTATAGCCTCGAAGGCTCGTTCAATGAGAAGCCGGACCATCTCTGACTGGTTCGGAAGCGAAGGCTCATGCTTCCGTAGCTCGTTGAGCTTCCGCTCAACGTCCTCGGACATGTGCATGTTGAATTTCTTAGACATTTTTTTCGCCTTCATAGTTATCGTGCGTACCATACCTACATTTTTGCTGTCAAGCATCCCGTGGCGCCAATAACCGCACCCTCATACACGCGCCGAAGCCGTCAATGATCCGCTCGAAAAACTCCACGGCTTCATGCTCTTCAAGCTCGAACACGTTTTCCTTGTCGATGCTATCCAGGTACGCATAGCCAGCGCGGCCACCCGCTCTCAGGGCGTCCTGCTCAATGGCCTCAAAGTCGGGCGTCGTCATATGAAAAATCCTTCCCTTCCTGAATATGATTTCCTTGCAGTCATCGTCCCCGCACATCCACAGCGTGGGGAAGCCCTTGGGGCTATAGCCGCAGGCCCCGGCTTTCCGCCGGCAGCACGCGCAGAAGACGGGCGTGGGGGTGGAGAGGCGGGCGAGATGGGAGGGGGGCGTCGTTGCCGGTTTGCGCGATGGCGCGGGGGCGAAGAGGTTAGGCTGCATTTCGAAGACTTTCTTTGATGGTAAATTTTTTAGGCGATTTGCTTGCGGTTATGCTTGAGAAGCAAATCATTCCATACCTCAACTCCAAGCTCTTGAATGCTTGAGCCGTCATCAATGCTTGAGCCGTCATCTAACAATGCCGGATTGATGTGAATTTCTCGCCTTTTGCCGTTCTGAACATAACGAGCGCGCCCAAGTTCGCTTAATTCAGCAATGGCCGCATCAATGGTTTTTTTGTCCCGAAGCCCGAAGGGTCCGTACTGTTGAAGCTCGCCCCTGGGAACGATGTTTGTGCCATTCGTTTTGCACTGCTTTAATAGCCAGCTTTCGATTCGGGCAACCGCTGTGTACTCCGATGCCTCAACCTCTTCCTGGAGCTTAAATTGCATCTTCGGGTAGATGTCGCCCTCCAGCTCTTCGACTCTTTTCTCAAGACTTTCGACGCGTTCAACAAGCTTCGCGATCACACCCGGCGCAATCGGTGCGCCTTCTCCGAATGGCGTCTTACGCTGCATTTGCTTCTTCTCCCCTACTCACCTGGACCACCTCGAAATATTTCCCATTCTGCCGGATCATGATTTCGAGCGGACATTCCAGATATTTGTCCGCGTTCTCGAATGCCTCCGCAGTCGACTGAGGCGCAAAGAACGACTGGCTATATTGATATTTCCTAAGCTCACTCCATCGGCGCACGGCGATGGCCGTCGCTCGGCCGCCATGATCGAAGCACCAAAATTCATTGATCGAAGAGGTCAGCCCGCACCGATACCGGACACGAAGGCTGTCAGGCTTTCCCTCTTTCTTGTGGATCGAGAATGCCCAGCTATGCACCAGGACCCACTTCGGCTTTGCCTGAGTGCTTAGAACAACGCTCTCGGCATCCGCCGCACTCTCGTTCGGAGGCTCAGCCGAGACAGCGCGCGGGAAGGGCGTGCCGCACTGCTCGCAGACCTTGGCGGAGATAGGCATGATCCCGTTGCATTCCGGGCATATCCTGACTGGCAAGCCTGCCTTGGGATCGCGCTTGCGTTTCCCCTCGCGCGAGGGCGGCGCCATCTGATCGACGGGGCCGTGAGTTTTGAGGATCGAAGCGAAATCCAAAATGAGGCAATTGTCCTTGCCTTCGGCCAGGCGAGTGCCGCGCCCGATTTGCTGGATAGCAAGACCCGGCGATTGCGTGGGGCGAAGTAACGCGATCATATCCACGCCGGGCACATTGAAGCCGGTCGTGAGTACCATCACATTCACCAAGCATCGCAGATCGCCGCGCTTGAAAGCAGCGATGCGAGCGTCACGTTCGCTTTTTGGCGTGTCTCCTGTCACGATATTGGCCGCGATCCCGCGCGCCATCAGGGCGTCAGTGACCGCCTCCGCGTGTTTGATGCCCGCGCAAAATGCAAGCCAGGAGCGCCGCTCAGCCCCATAGCGGATCATTTCGTCAACGGCCCGCGCGACGTTATCGCTGGCCATTGCTGCGTGCTCCAATTCGCCAGCCACGAATTCGCCGCCCCTGATCGTCACATCCTTGGTGTCGATCTCCGCGAGCATGGCCTTTGAAATGAGCGGAGAGAGATAGCCGTCCTTAATGCCCCGCGCGATGCCATAGACATAGACGGTCTTGTCAAATAGCCGGTCCTCGCCCTCGTCCACGCGCCCGCTGTCAAGACGGTACGGGCTGGCGGAAAGGCCGAGTAGCGCCATGTCTGGCGTCAGGTCGCGAAGCTCGTTTATGAGTTTCTGATAGGTGCTCGTCGCCTCCCGGCTTATCATGTGAACTTCGTCGGCTATAATCATGTCGACGGCGCCAATCAGCGCGACATGGCGGTGGACCGATTGAATTCCGCAAAAGAGGATTTGCGAGCGCCAATCCCGGCGCCCAAGCCCGGCGGAGTTGATGCCAGCCGGCGCTTGGGGCCACAGGCGCATCATCTCGCCAAAGTTTTGCTCGATCAGTTCCTTGACGTGAGCCGTGACAACTATCCGAACCGATGGATAGCGTTCGATCAATTCTTTGCAGATCGTGGCGGCAACCAGACTTTTCCCAAGCCCTGTGGCAAGCTCGAGGATGGCCGCGCGGCCACCCTCTCCTAAATAGCCATAGAAGGCGTCACAGGCTTCCCGTTGATATGGACGTAGTTTCACCTGATAACTCCCCATTGTTTGAGAAGTCCGCAGGCGGAAACCCGGACGAAAAATTCGCTTCGGGCCGGATAGGTCCGGCGCGCCTCTAGCATCGCCACGGCGTGCCAGATATTGTTGATCCGGGCGCGGCGCGCA